TACGGCTCCATCCTCTACGAAATCACCAAAATTGGACAGCCACGCCTACTTTTCGGGAAAATAGATGAAAAGTATGAAGTTGTTGCCAGTTGTGTCCGAGCGAGGGAAGGAACATTTAGACTCTCAGAAGTTGAAGGTACCGTAAGCGAGTTTGATTTAGATTCAGTAACTGCATGCGAAAATGCCAACATTGTGGTTCCCGAAGGTGTGGACAACACCATGTCTAATGTGGGCTCTGGCGAGGGAGTCTTTAAAAATAAGACAGGCATAAACTTTAATATGAAAACACTGGTGGAGGGAGATAATGTAACAATCACCTCCACTAGCAACGAGATTACAATCAATGCAGCAACCGGCTCAGGAGTGTGGAATGGGCACCTTGATGGCAATGCAACAATCAGCGGCACAATGGACGTTTCTGGCTCAACCCGATTTGGCAACGAGCTCACAGATACACATGTTTTCACAGGCTCCTTTCTCCAGACAGGCTCTGGGGCAACTTCGATATTTAAAGACGATATGGAGATTCATGGAAACCTATCCTCTTCGCTTGCTGTGTCTGCTTCTGCTTTTTATGGGGATGGCAGCAAGCTAAGTGGTATCATAACAGACGCATGGAATGGCCAGCACGAGGGAGATGCAGCAATCACCGGAGCCCTCGACGTATCTCGCTCTACTGCGTTTGGCTCAACACCATTTGATTCTCACGATTTTGCCGGAACGGTAACGATGAGCGGCAACGTCCTCCCCTATTCAAGATTCAGCCATGATTTGGGATCCAAAATGGCACCCTGGAATAGTATATATGTTCGCAACAGCTCACTCCACTTCGTTTCCGGCACGACTGATGTTGGCGTTCTTGGCGTGAGTGATGATAGTGTTTTGACGTATGTGGGCACCGTATCTGCGTCCACCTATCATGGCGATGGCGCACATTTGAAAAATATTGATGCTTCCAAGATTGTAGGTACGGTAGAGAGTGCCCTTAGTGCCACCCATATCGATGCGGATAATGTCGAAGGATTGTTGGATTTACTTTCAGGCATGAGTACACCGCTACAAACTCAAATTGATTCCCTGAGTGATCAGTTAGCCAATATCGGGGACGGTACTGGCGGCGGCTCTACAGTCGTGAACGTTGCCGGCATTGGCAGTGGAATTATACTCATTTCCGACGACGGCACTGCCGGCGTCAATAGGGCAGTCCTGCAAGAATATGCAGATAACGCAACAATGTATAGCGGAAAGACGCTTTATTTGGGAGCCACCTCTCCGAATCCTGTCCCCCCGTTTGATATCGCCAATAAGTTTTATTTTAATGAGGGAGGCACATGGCACCCATCACATTTTTTCTCAGATTGCCCATATGATGGCGTACAAAATATGCCACATCCAGATATAAGCGACATTCTAAGTTTGGACGCATCCCTTACAACCGATCATGCAATATTGGTTGGCTTGGCTGAAAATGCGTCATCTTATGGCGGCCGTGCTATTTACTTAAGAAACGTTGGTGCAACCCCCATCGCCGGTTTCGAACAAGAGGGGAAATACTACTTTAATGAAGGAGGCGTTTGGCATGCGAGCTCCTTCTATAGTGAGGAAGAAAATCAGTAATGACAAAAAAGAAACAAGAATCAGTCGTAACTTATGAGCCGTCAACAATTGAAACCGTTGACATGGCAATGTTTGAGTGGTTGAACGAAGAGATGGACTTGCACACGACGACAAACCGTGGCTTCAAGAAGGTTCCAGTTATTTGGGTTTCTGCCGAGAGAGCGTATCAGTCAAAAAGAAGCAAGGAGATGAGAGACAAAGAAGGGGCACTTATCCTTCCGCTTATTTCTCTTGAGCGATCGGGCTTTGCAAAAGATCCTGCAAACAAGGGTGTTGCATGGGCGAATGTCCCACCGCAGGGAGATGTCAAAGGAGGCTCTTTTGAAATCACGAGAGTTATAAATCAAGGAAAGACTGCAAATTTTGCAAATGCCGACTCTAAAAAGCAAACTGGGCAAATTAATTTTCCTAGAAAAAATGAGAAAATTGTTTATGAAACAATAACAATTCCTTTTCCGGTTTCGATAAACGCAAATTATGTAATCAAACTGAGAACCGAATATCAACAGCAGATGAACACGCTCTTGCAGCCCTTTATGACGAGAACCGGAAATATCAATTATTTTAAAGTTAAGAAAGATGGTCATGTCTATGAGGCATTTATTGATAGCGACTTCACTTCAGATAGTAATGTTGAGGACATGGGCGAAGACGCACGTATGTATGAATCCCAAATAAGCATCCGCGTGTTAGCCTATTTGGTGGGCGAAGGCGCAAATCAAGAAAAGCCTTCCGTTGTCCGACGAGAGAATGCAGTTGAAATAAAAATACCTCGCGAACGGACAATGTTGGATGAGGGAGAGTTCGCCTTGTTAGACTGTCCCCCCAATCATCGCCAAGCCTCCTCCGCCACAGCAGAAACTATAGGTGCCGAAAGGAAAAAAAGCACTTCCTAGTCATAAAAAACACTTTTTCTGCTTTTGAAACTATTAAATACTAATTAATATGGTATATAATAGTGCTGTGGTTCTATAATAATCGCGCACCAAAAGAGGAGAACTCAAGATGTCATCACAAAAGTTTAGATTTGTATCCCCCGGAATTTTCATGAATGAGATTGATAAATCTCAATTGGACAAAATCCCCGCCCCCGTAGGGCCAACCGTCATTGGACGCTCAGAACGCGGCCCAGGCTTGCGCCCTGTTACTGTAAACTCTTTTCTGGAATTTGCAGAACTTTTCGGAAATCCCGTTCCCGGCGGAGAATCAGAAGATGTGTGGAGAAATGGGAACAAGACATCACCGATGTATGCTACCTATGCAGCTCGTGCGTGGCTAAAGAACGGCTCCCCCCTTACTTTCGTCCGCGTAGTTGGAGCCTCCTCAGATGATCCTACTGCCACCGGTACAGCCGGCTGGACAACAACGGGAACCCCTTCTACCGGCGCAGGAAGCGGCGGAGCTTATGGGCTTTATGTTGCCCCCACTGTCGCTTCAGGCGCCACTGCAATCTCCGGAACACTGTCTGCTGTATTTTACTTGAATGCATCACAGAGCCTCCGCCTTACAGGTACCGGACAAGACGGCGGAGCCATCGATGGCGGAGCTTGCGAACTTGTTCGAAGCTCAGGTGATAACTATCAGTTCACCGCGATTCTCTCCAATTCCGCTGGAGAAACAACAATTCCATTTGATTTCAGCGATAAGTCAGAAAACTTCATCCGAAAGGCATTTAATACCAATCCCACGCTGCTTGGCACAGATAACCCATCTGGCACTGAGTATTTCTTGGGAGAGTCTTTTGAAGAGAGTTTAAAAACTACTCATCCTGGCATTGGAGATGCTGGCGCAGCAATGGCATTTATTGTCGCGCTTAAAGATAACCAAGCACGACAGCAGGACGCTCAAAGAGCAGAAACTGGTTGGGTAATTGCTCAATGTACGGGAATGACGAGCTCCGTACCAGCGGATGCTACTGATTTATTCCGCCTCAAGTCAATTGATCTTGGCTCTTGGATTAATCATAATATTAAGATTTCAATTCGAGACGTGGCTTCTTCGACGAGCCCTGAGTATAATCCCTATGGAACCTTCACTGTTGAGGTGCGCGATGCATCTGATACAGATGAAAACCCAAAGGTACTGGAAGCGTTTACAAACTGCAATCTCAACCCAGAGTCTGCAAACTATATTTGTGCTAAAATTGGAGACAAATTCGCAACGTGGGATAAGACAGAAAAGAGATTCACGGAATATGGAAACTATGCAAATAAGTCGAAGTACATCTACGTCGAGCCCAGCTCAAAGATGACAAGCGGCGAAGTGGATGCATCACTCATCCCCTTTGGCTTCCGAGGACCACAAACTTGGGAAACAACAACGGGCAACCTTGGTACCGAACCTAATGGTTTGTTTGTTTGTGAAATCCCCCACACATCAAGCAGCGGCGCCGGCATTGAAGGAGCTGCCGGAGCAGCAAACCCAATCACTATGAGCGGACCACAGATGCCACTTCGAGTATCTAGCTCATCTCCAGTGCGCTTTGCAGATCCTACTGATGTTTACTGGGGAGCTTCTACATACAAGGGTTCTTCTAATTTGTTTGCAGCATCGTATTGCGACTTGACTCGCATGATGCCAGAACAAGCAGATGATGTTACCAACTCAGACACATTCGTTTTCAGCTTAGACAACATTGCTTATGTTTCAAGCTCGACGAGAGTCGAAAGCCAAGCTTTCTACAAAGATGGCAACCGACAAGCTTTGTTGGCTTCTGGCGACAAGGCAATTTCGGCAGGTGGCTATCTACCTGGCACAGAAGGCACACAAGCAACAGCCTCTTACCAGAGCGTCTTGAATGCCGGCTTCAACCGCTTCACAATGCCATTGGTTGGCGGCTTTGACGGATTTGATATTCTTCACAGAGATCCTTTGAGTAACAAACTTATGGATACGATGAACGAAGATTCAAGCTATGCTTTCAACTCTGTTAAGCGAGCTATGGATACCGTTGCGGATCCTGAAGTGGTTGAGATGAACGCAGCCGCAATCCCAGGAATCACCAATTCGTCGCTGACGAGTCATCTGATTTCGGTTTGTGAAAGCCGCGCCGATTCGTTAGCTATCCTCGACTTAGAGGGCGGCTATGTACCTGCTTACGAAAACTCCGACGGCATTGCCACAATTGGTGGCGTCGATACCACCGTATCAGCCCTGAAAGACCGTTCAATTAACAGCAGCTATGCCTGCGCTTATTATCCTTGGGTTCAAACTAAGGATGAAACAGGCTCAGGGAAAATTTTATGGGTTCCCCCATCTGTTGCAGCACTGGGCACTTTTGCCAGTAACGATAAGAAGTCTGCACCGTGGTTTGCCCCGGCAGGATTCACCAGAGGTGGCTTGTCAGACGGTGCAGCGGGTATCCCTGTGATTGGAGTTCGTGAGCATCTCACGCGCAAAATGCGAGACAAGTTATATGAAAACAACGTCAACCCAATCGCTAAATTTCCAGCAGAAGGGATTGTAATCTTCGGACAGAAGACAATGCAAGCAACTCCATCTGCACTTGACAGAGTGAATGTACGTCGAATGATGATTCACGTCAAGAAAGGAATCTCAAACATTGCATCGACACTCTTATTCGATCAGAACGTTCAAACCACTTGGGCACGTTTCTTGGGCAAGGCAGAGCCATTCCTTAGAGATGTACAGGCTCAACTAGGATTGACTGATTACAAGATTGTTCTCGACGAGACAACAACGACACCAGACTTGGTTGACAGAAACATTATGTATGCTAAGATATTCTTGCAGCCTGCTCGCTCCATTGAATTTATTGCAATTGATTTTGTTATTCAAAGAACTGGTGCATCTTTTGATGATTAAAGAGGAAAGATACTACTTATTTATGAAAAGTAACTCATAAGGAGAATTAGAAAATGCCGAATTTTTGGACAAGCCCCAACCGAGACCCTAAAAGGGCGTATAGATTTTTAGTCACGTTGCCTAATTTTGACGGCGGTGCCACTTGGTACGCTAAGTCGGCAACAAAGCCAAAGATTAATGTTTCAAACCAGGAGCACAAGTATATTAATCATACTTTCAATTATCCTGGGCGCGTGACATGGGATACAGTGACAATCACGCTGGTGGATCCGGTTAACCCTAATGCTGCTCGTCAGGTGGCTGAAATTATTGGTGCTTCTGGGTATTCTATTCCCGCGAGTGAAGATGGCGACATAACAACCGTCAACAAGGCGCAAGCAACAGAAGCACTGTCTACTGTGAAAATTACTCAAATTGGAGAGACAGACTCTGACATTCTTGAAGAGTGGAGACTGCAGCAGTGCTGGGTAGAGGCTGTAAACTTTAGTGAGCTTTCTTATGAGTCCGAAGATTTGAGTACTGTTGAACTCACCCTTCGCTATGATTGGGCAGAGCTAACAACTTACGATACTGACGGAACCAGGAAGGTGTTCTTTAAGCAATCGCTAGACGGCAGCGCCGAATCAAGTTAATAGATAGAAAGGGGTGACATATGTCATCAACAAGGAATAACCAGAAGAGGCTAAAAGCAGAAGCCCCTTCTGTGGATAATACCCCCATAGAAGAAAAAGAACCACAAACCCAAGGACTCAGTTTTTCTGTTCCTACTGAGTTTGTTGATTTGCCATCTAAGGGGCTTTACTATGCATCAGATCATCCTCTGCATGCCGCAGAAACAGTCGAGATTCGACACATGACGGCAAAAGAAGAAGATATTCTGGCATCGCAATCTCTTATTCGAAAAGGTATTGTTTTAGACAGAATGCTTCAGAGCATCTTAGTGGACAAAGAGGTTAAGGTAAAAGATTTGCTAGTGGGAGACAAGAATGCTCTCACTGTGGCAGCTCGCATCACAGGTTATGGCTCAGACTATACTACTAGGGTAAATTGCCCATCTTGTGGCACTCCGCAGGAGTTTGATTTTGATTTAGACAACCACAAGACTGTTGGTGCAGCATTCAATCGCGACGAACTTAACGAGAACATTGATGAGGTGGAGTTTACGGAACAGAATACTTTTATCTTGACACTCCCAAAGAGCGAACATCGGGTAGAGTTGAAAATGCTCACAGGAGAAGATGAAACAAAACTTCAAAAGTTTCAGAACCAGAAGGACAAGAAAAGTGATGCCTCGTCGACTCTTACTGATACATTGAAGTCGATCATCATTTCCGTTGCAGGACATAAAGACAGGCAGTCCGTCAATAATTTTGTCGACATCATGCCTGCACTCGATTCTCGATACCTCCGAACTATCTACCAAAAGCTCGTCCCCAACATTGATTTAACGCAAGAGTTTTCTTGCGGCTCATGTGGGCATTCGCAGGACCTGGAGGTTCCTGTCACTACGGACTTTTTTTGGCCTCGATCATAAATACATCGAATCGGTATATGAAGAGATTTTCGCTCTAAAGTATCATGGAAACTGGAGCTTCGCCGAGGCGTATACATTGCCAGTACAGATTAGACGGTGGTTCTTGAAAAGACTACAAAAGCAAAAAGAAATGGAAAATAAGGCTGTTGAGGATGCAGCCAAGAAGAGAAAATAGGGTGAGCTATATAAGTTCTCTCTATTTTTTTGTATCTACTAATTACTATTATTAGACAACCCTTGGAGGTAAAAAGATGGAACAAAACAAAGAATTACAAGAATATGTTATCGACTTGGGAGCACAAGCTCGTGGCGAAGTGAACGAAAGTTACTTACGCATGTTCGGTGGCGCCATCAAAGGTATCATGAATCACATGTTTGGAGGAAGCTCCGTACCAGTTACCGTCAAGGGAAACCAGACTCAGGTTCGAGACTTCGCAAGAGTCCTCGGAAGAGAGAAGAGATACTTAGACAGCTACAGCAAGTTTGGCTTAGACAATCCTCAGACATATCGAAGTCGATATGCTCTTGACTCAGCAGTTAAGAAATTTGAGAGGAGCACCAACTTAAAGTGGCCTTTCAAATAGAGGTGACTATTAGGTGCCAGAAGACAACAAACAATTAGAAGATCTTGCCGCCGGCATCAAAAGCCTGGTGAACGAGATTAAGAATGACAGAAAAGCTAAACAAAAAGAAGATGGCAAATCTTCTGGCTTTTCTTTTGATCCGAGCCTTGGAGCAGAGAAGAACAAAGAGCTTCTCAAGGAGCGCATCGCACTCGAACAAGATGCAGTCAAGGCAGCCCAACTACACATTGAGCTTAAAAGGGCAGAGATTGAGGCATCCGAAGATTTGCTTGCGGCAGAGCTTAAGAGAGATATAACATCCAAACGCCGCGCCAAGCTGATGAAAGAACATCAAGAGAAAATCAAGTCACAGCGAGAAGAGCTCGATGCTCTCATTAAATCATCTAACGAATATCACGGTTCCGCCGACGGCGTATCTGGCGCCCTTGAGACTCTCACAGGCGTTTCTAAAAGTTTCAACACTACTCTTGCTGGGCAAGTAGTTGGCTTGTTTAAATCTCGCGAGGAGATGAAGAAGTTCGGAGAGAATCTTGAGGAAACCTATACCATCGGTAACATCTTTGAGTCAACTTTCCAAAAACTAGGACAAACAGCACTTTTTGGACTCCGAAACATGTTCAGTGAATTAGAAGAGGGAAGAACCTCTTTCGTCAAAGCAACAGGCGCAAGCCAAGAGCTCACTGCAGCAGTAGTGGAGAGTAGCAAACAATTCCGTGAATATGGCGTCAGCGTCGCTGATGCAGGAGCCGCACAAGCTCAGTTAATGGCAACCTTTCCAACTAGAGAGTTGGGAGATGTTACCACTGAAGTTGCAGCCCAGTTTGCTTTGTGGCAAAAGTCCGGCGTTGCCATTGGCGACTCTATCAATTCGTATGAAACACTCCGTCGAGCGTTCAACATGACGAACGAAGATGCAATCGGACTACAGAAGAACATCATGGCACTTGGCGATGAAATTGGCATGGGCGGACCAAAGATGATACAGTCTTTTGCGAAAGCTGCACCACGTCTTGCCATCCACGGAAGTAACATGGAAAAGATATTTAAGAGAGTTGCAAGCTCTTCCGCCCAGTTGGGACTGGAAGTAAACGACGTTCTTGCTCTCGCAGAAGGATTTCAGACATTTGAAGGCTCTGCTCAGGCTGCCGGGAAGTTGAACTCCATTCTCGGTGGAGGATTCATTGACAACATTCAGCTTATGAGTGCCTCCTTTGAGGATCCTGCAAAAGCAGCAGGAATGATTAAGGACGCATTCCAGTCAGCCGGACAGTCGGTTGAGTCTCTCGGACCTGCAGGTGTGAAAGCAGCGGCAGCAGCGGCAGGATTCAGCGATGTGGCAAAGTTTACACGTTTCTTAAACGGAGAGATTGATGCCGCAGAGATGGCAGCAGATGAAGAGCTTACACTGCAGAAAGAGATGACGGACGCAGCGATTGGTACACAGGAGATTCTAAAACAATTTTCCGATGCCTTCCAATCGTTTTTTAATGACACCTTGATGTCCCCCCTCATGGAGATGCTTCAGTTCTTCTCTGGTTTTGGTGGCGGCGTCAAAGCCCTTATCTTTGGCGTTGGTGCAGCCCTCACAACTGCACTCATGGGTGTCGGCGGCGCTCTGCTGGGTGCTTACATAGGTAGGGCAGAAGGTATGGTAGTTGGCCCAATGGTAGCAGCTGCCGTCACTACAGGCAATGTAACTAATGTTGCAGCAAAGGGGGGTGTCGGCAACGCACTGGGCTCGCTCATGGGCACCGGTTCTGTTACAGGTACACCTCTGGCTGGTGCTGCTGGCTCCCTGATGACTTATTTGCCAGCCGTCGGCGCAGTTGGCATGCTGGCTAAAGATGTTTATGATGCAGCTTCAGGCGATCGCAGCATGGGCAACGCCGGCGCAATGATAGGTTCAGGAATTGGAGCCCTCGGCTTTCTCGGAGGCCCATTGGTTGGAGCTGCAACAATGGCAGCTGGCAACTGGGTTGGTGAAAAGATTGGCGAATACTACGACAAGAAGCTTGAAGCAGATGCGAGCATCACTGCTGCAAAATCTGCCACAGATAAGAGGCTCGATAGGTTGTCGGAAATTGTCGAACGACAGGCAAGTAACGAAAGAAGAATAGAAGTTGCACTCAAAACAGATGAATATGCCTATAGAAAAGGATTTAGATTGTCAGCAGAGGAGATGCTTTCACAGCAAGGAGGATAGAATATGGCACCAAAGAAGATACCAGGTAGCACCGGCTTAGAAGATGTCCTCTATCACCGATACTGGATAGAACTGCAACATCTCCCCTCCGCTGGCTCCGACGAAGGAGGTGGAAATGTCACCTTTAAAGCATTCCTGACTCAGTTTGAAGATCAGTTCAGTTCGGACTGGTCGGTAGAGCAGGTTTTTGGAAGGATGGATCCTATTCGCTCCTTTAGAGGAACCCAGCGTATTATTAGTCTAGGCTTCGACGTGCTTGCCTCCAATAAAGAAGAGGCACAACACAACCTTGCAGAGTGTTCCCGATTTCTTTCCATGTTGTATCCATCCTATGGCGAAGCGATAACTCAACCACTTCCCGACGCCCCTGCCCCGGAGCCAGGATCTGCCACAGAACAAAAGGCGACAAACCAAATCGGAGCATCGGTGAATGATTCACCCATGAGCCCAAACAATGCAGCGACAATTTTGGGTGCACCCCTTTTTAGGCTAAAGTTTGCAAACCTTATTCAAAGTGCCAAAAGCTCAGGCGCCGCAAACTCCTCTATCAATACGGGCTTGATTGGCACCATCGATGGGCTGACATATTCCCCCGACATTGAGCAGGGTTTTTTTGATGTAGGCGTCGGAGAGCTGTACCCACAAGCTATTAAGCTGTCGTTCTCGTTTATGGTGGCTCACGATCACCCACTTGGCTGGAGCAAGTCGAGCAAACAGTTCCGCACAGATGGAACTTTCCCGTACCCACCGCCAAAGGAATAAAGAGGATTTAAGATATGTCGAGATATAAAAACGTACCAATTGTTCCCAACTCACTTCCCTTGTATAAGAAGGCTCGCAAGATGCGAGGAATCCCAGATACAATAGCTCAATATAGGCTTCACCGGCATCCAAAACCAACTGTTGAGGAGATTACCAACATTAATACTATTGGATATATCTGGAAAACAGGTGACAGACTTTACAAATTGGCAGAAACGCACTATAATGATCCAAGGTTGTGGTGGGTTATCGCCTGGTTTAATGATAAGCCAACAGAGGCACATTTCAAGGTAGGAGATGTCATTCAGATACCCACACCCATAGAGCGAGTCTATGGTTTGCTGAGGATGTAAGATGGCGTCAGATTTAACA